TTTTTCAAAGAATACTTCTTCACACTTTATTGAAAATACAGCGCTTGTAAATAATATCCTTGAAGACGAACGTCTTATGGAAATTACTCAACCAGAAACATTTAAAAAGTTTATTGTATCTGTTGATACTCAAGTTGCTAAACTTAAGGATTTTATCAAGATAATAAATTCATCTGGAAAGCAGGTATGGATCTATGGAGCCTCCACAAAGGGTAATTGTCTTTTACAATATGCAAAGATTGATTCATCAGAAATACGCTATGCAGTAGAGAGAAACCTGTCAAAAGTAGGAAAAATGACTGCAACCGGTATTGAAATTATTAGTGAAGAGACTATGCGAAATAATCCTCCTGCCGCTCTACTTGTACTACCGTGGCATTTTCGAAATGAAATTGTTGAAAGAGAGAAGATCTTTCTAGAGAATGGGGGGAAACTCGTATTTCCCTTTCCAGTATTTGAAGTTGTTTAATTAGTATATAAAGGCAGATTCATATCTTTTTAAAAGATGAAGATCTGTTTTCTTTTTCGAGGAGAAACAATACGTGGCTCTGCAAATGCTCTAAATAATGTAGAAAATTGGCAAACAATGTTATTCAAAGATCTGCCTCCACAAGACTATGATATTACCTTTATAACGTATGATTCTCCTGTAGTTGAAATGCTAGCAAGTTTTCTTAAACCTAAGACACTTCTGATTAAGCCATCCATTTCACAAATTCAGAATATGCGTGATGTTGCTGACTATTGTCTTGAAAATAAAGAAAACTATAATCGATTTATTATTCTTAGGTTTGATGTAATCTATCGTATTCCACTCCTATCTTGGAATATATGGAAAGAACCAGGAATTACATTAGTTAATCGCGATGTTCACTGGTTTGATGAAAAACTCTATGCAGATCATGTATTTATTGTTGATAAGGATTTTACTGAGCCTTTTAGAAAAGGTGTTTACCATACTACACGACAGCCTCATCAAGTAGGACAGTATCTAACAGTTCATAAAGTACCTATTAATCTTATGTATGATACATTTCATACAAATGATTCTCATCCCCTCTATACCTTATCAGTAGAATCTGCAAATAATACATCCTTTAACGTTAAGGAGATTGAAAACCCCCTTCTAAATAATCCCATTTTTTCATCTTTTCTAGAAAAAGGAATGATGTCAACTGATGTATGTAAGGTTCTTATCCCTTCAAAGAAAATATTCTTCTCTAAATTGCCAGAAATTAACTATCTTAAAACAGTATTTGATTCTATTATTTGTATCAGTGATTTTACAGATGATATTAAAACAATTTATTCTGATTCTCAGTTTAGTTTTAATATGAGTGCTCAGTGTTTTACAATTGATTTAGAAACATTTTCGTTAACAAACGATTTTTCAAGAAATCACGATTTTGCATTTGAACCAATTACTTATAAGGCAAGTGGATTATTGGGAGATTTTATTCAAGAACTTTCTGTTATTGCTGAAAATTTCTATAAAACAGGTCGCAAAGGTATTCTCTATCTTTCAAATGAGTTTGAATTCCGTTTTGGAATACAGAAAGCATATGAAGATACAGAACAAATTATAAAACAACAGATATATATAAAAGAATATACTATATGGCAAAATCAGCCATTTGATATTAACTTAAGTTCATGGAGAAAGTCTCCTCTTCTCTACAAAAAAAACTGGAGAGAAATATTTGAATCCTTCTATAATGTTCCTTGGGGTTCTCATCCATGGATTGAGATTCCTAGACTCGAAAAATGGAAAGATATAGTAATTATTAATGCATCTCCTTATAGGAATTTAAGTCCTAATATTAAGTATACTGAAATTTCCAAACAAGTTGGAACAAATCTTATCTTTATGTCATTTAATCAAACAGATTATTTTACATTCTTAGATAGGACACATCTTACCGTTGAATATTATTGTCCTATTTCACTGTATGAATGTATTCAGGCAATTGCATCATGTAAACTTTTTGTAGGTGAATTATCTGCTCCTCTATCGATTGCGTTTGCATGTCACACGCAGTCAATTGTTCCCTATGTTGATGGTGATGGAGATAGCATTCATAATTATAACTTTAATCTATTTTGGAAGCATTTATACTATTCATTTGAAGAGTATCAAACAGTTCAAGAGCATTAAGTATTGCATTATCCATATTAAAATACTTATAATTTGCTAAGCGACCTACAAAATAGACATTATGATTTTTTTCCTCTTGCATCGCAAGTTGTCTATACTTTTCATAGAGTGCCTGATTCTCAGGATTCGGTATTGGATAATACGGCTCACCTAGATCTGATGAATACTCCTTAACAATTGTAGTGTTTGGTGTCTGTTGATTCAAGAAATGCTTGTATTCTATGATTCGTGTATAAGGCACCTCCTTATCTGTATAGTTGATAACAGAGTTTTCTTGAAAATAGGGTATTTGCAACTGCTCAATCTCAAACCGAAGTGATCTGTACTCTAATTTAGGTAGACCAAACTCATGAAAATAGACATCAATTGGACCTGTATAGAAAATTTTCTCATATGTTGCCTGGCCCTTTTGAAAGTCTGTATTAAGTTGTACCGTAATATTTGGATGATCTAGCATGGCTGCACAAAAGGCGGTATATCCACCTTCAGGAAGTGCCTGGTGCGCATCATCAAAATACCCCTCTTCAAATGAATATCGAATCGGTATACGAGACAACACACTGGCATCAAGTTCCCGCGGACTTCTATTCCACTGTTTCATTGTATATCCCTCAAGAACCTTCTCATAGATATCTCTACCAAAGCGTGCAAGGCCAAGTTCCTCTGAATTTGTAGGTTCTGTGTTTACAACTTGTTTCGATTTAAGGAGGGTCCGCATTTCTTCTCCTGATTTAAGATCAGTACCATAAAGTGTATTGACCGTTGTAATATTAATTGGAACAGGAAACATTTGACCCTTATAATTTCCATAGACCTTATGATGCCAGGGAATCCATTTTGCAAATTGATTTACATAAGTCCACACCCTTTCAGATTTTGTATGAAAAATATGTGCACCATATTTATTCATAAGAATCCCATTTGAATCTCTATAATCATAACAGTTTCCTGCAATATGATCTCGTTTTTCAAGTACAAGTACTTTTTTTCCTATGCTCGCATATCTTTCAGCAAGTACACATCCTGAAAGACCGGCGCCCACAATAAGAATTGTCATGTATTAATTAGAATAATAGTCCAGAATCTTAAGTATCTCATCCGCCTTGAGTGATCTAGTCTGTTTTACTTTGTTGATAAACTCCATGTCAACTAAATCAGGATGCACATACCAATCCTCATGTTCACCATACGGGTGTCCTGCATGAACATCTGGAAATACAATGATATACCCACGCTTTGCTAAAATTTCACGAGAAATCTTACGTGTCTCAAAGTAATCTCCACGATAGATATCATGTTCAAGTGTAATTGTGGCAAACTTATAGGTGTCAAGTACCTGTTTATCCAAATTTTCAAGAGTTGTAAGTGTAGAGCGGTTCTCAACATCAAGGTCCAACTGCAGGTAGTCAATATTCTTTGGAAATCCAACCTTCTCAAACTCATCACGGAAATTGATTTGTGTTGCATCACGAATCATATAATAGGACCTGGGTCGATGGATAGGATATAGATGTTCAAATGTATTGTCATACTCAATCATAAATCCAGACCATCCATATCTATTTTCCAGTAAATATGTATTATTCACACCAATCGGATGATTTGAACCTATTTCAACAAAGGTTCCATTTGTCTTTTCCTTCATACACTTAATAACATAATAATCCTGGGCAGATTGACCATAGTATTTTTGCATTCTACAGTTTCTATCACCAATATCTTTAGGTTTAAAGTATTGGCAAAGAATTCTATAAAATGCACCTTTTTTATATAACATGTGCGGTCACACCAACTGTAGAGAAATCTGTATTTTCATCTGATGTACGTCTACTGCAAATTGTAAAGAGTATTGAATCTGTAAGAAAACAGGTTACAAATCCATTTATTGTTCTCTTAGAGACAGGTTCTGCAACAGAAGAACAAAAGAGTTTTTTAGAGGGACTTGTTGATTTCTATATGACCATTAATGTGAGTTCACTTGTAAAGAGTCGAGGTGAAGCAACAATGATTTATACATTTCTTTCATCTCCCTGGTTTCAAGAAAATAAGGACCGATTTGAAACATTTAGCAAACTGTCTGGGCGGTACTTTCTGCTTGATTCATTTGATATGACTCGTTATCCGCTTGATAAGATCTTTATTCGCTTTCGCTGGTTTACGGATGGTGAAGGTGTATTTGAAACGCGTTATTACAGAATTCCTCGTACAAAGATTGATGCATATGTGAATAATATGAATAAACTTGTTAATACTCACTATTATATTTTTAAACAACTTGATGTTGAACATATCTATTTTTTATGTGATTACTTCCCACTTGAAGACACTATTTATGACCAGCCTATTGGACTAGGAGGATGGGGGACAGGTGATGGACGATATTTTGAAGAATAAGATTAGATAAACTTAAACCCCTTAAGTTTCTTAGCACCCTTCGGCCACACAGTCTCTTGTAGAATCTTACGTGCATCTGTAAGTTCCTTCTCCTTGAACCCTGCATCTTTGAGGCGTTCCTGTAGTTCCTTCGTTTCGAGTTCAGACTTGGAGTCCTCTATGCAATGTTGCTGAAACCAGAGAACAAGTTTCTTCTCCTTCTCCGTACAATCCAAGAGATTCTGCTTTGTGTAGAGTTCAGGATTCAGTACGCCCTTTACAATACCCTGTTGTTCCTCCTCTGAAAGAAGTTCTTTGAGAGTAGAAACAAGTTCCATCTCAGCCTGCTTTACAAGGCTCATCTGCTCTGCATAAATCTGATCCATCTTCTTTTTCTGATTCACTAAACTATTGCGTAGATTCTGCAGGGTTGTCATATGATTCTTCAAAAGATGCTGAATAATCTGCGCCTTTACCTTCATCTGTGAGAGTTCTTCTGAATCTGCCCGCTCCTTATGAACACCCATATACTCTCCAACTTCAAGCAAAGGACGAAGTCCCTGTAGATAGAGAACAGGATCCTCATGCTTGTAGAGATTGGAGAGATAGACAATAAAGCGACCATCTTCAAGGCGCTCAAGATCAATATCCGCAGGCTTTGTATGACCCGCAATTCCATTCGTAAGAGACACCATAAATGCAACCTTCACATCTGGATTTGACCGCATATCACGACGCAGTTTCTCCACTTCATCCTTATTTACAGCACGACCATAATTCTTGGTTTCCCAGATAACCTTCATATTATTGTACATCATGTGATGGTCACCACTCTGGGCCTCCTTACCCTTTGCAATTAGTTCAAATCCAGGCCCCATACCAAAGGCGCGCGTAATCAAATCCTCGACACGAAGTTCACCAAGTCGCCCCTTCTCCTGTGAGCCAACCTGACGATTGAGTGAATCGGCAAGTTTCTGTAAGCGTTCTTGAAGTGCCTGATTTTCACGCGATGCTCGGTCAATCTGCTTGTCTTTCTCAGCCAGCAGTTCACGAAAGGTGGAACGGCACTCATCCTGAATCTGTTTACGGAGGTCAGACTTCAAACTCTCATCAATGGACAACTTTGACTGTAGATGACTAAGGGATTCCTCAAGGCCGCGCTTCTCTCTTTCAAGGCGATCACGAGTTGTAAGATGCTTCTTCTCAAGTTGAGTGACAAGATCACTATTACACTCTTCACGAATTGTTTCCTCGGCAGCCTGGGCTGCAATCGCACCGAGGCGTAGGGCTAGCGAAGTTTTATCAGGAGATTCCGTGTGATAGAACTTCGGTAGAGTAAAGGTAGCAGGCACGCGTAGACTGATTTGAATTGGTTCCATTTAAATGAGTTTCGTCAAAAAAGTTTAAACCGTTTGGAGAGATAGAATGACCCTCCGTATACTGACTTACAATATACGCGGTCTTCCTTGGGTATCATGTCCAATTGATGATATCCTTTCATGGATTTTCAAACGGAAGTGCGATATTGTCTGCCTACAAGAAGTCTTT